ACGACGGGATAAGCCATAAAAGACTCCTATTTAAATTTAAGTACCTTTGCCAAAGCTACTTGAAGATTTACGCTCTTGGAAGAGCGGCATCCGCGCATCGCTTTGACGCATGAAACTGTTGTCTACGGCATCTGTCTGAGCTTGTGTTTGATTAGCGAAGTGTTGTGTACGCTGTTGAACAAAGTCAGTAGGTGTTTTGCAAAGCAACAATCCACCGATCTCAACGTTGTCGCGGTAGCGACTATTGGGATCAGCTAACAGTTTAAATTTGGGTTGTTCCTCAAGTGCAACGGGTTCCCAACCTTCACGGAGTTTGGCCGATAGGTTACGGGGATCAGCATTGTTTAACGTTGAGACACGAATCCAGCGATAGTTATACCCAGGCTGCTTGTCTGGCTCAGGTAAAATTTCAGGAAGCGCCCACTGCTTAGGACGCTCTTGTACATCGCGTGTATCAAACTCTCTTGTAAGTCTTTTTTCAGCCATTTTGGGCCTCCACTTTCAGAAACTCTCTCACGTATTGTTCGGGAGTGATTCCTAATTTTTTAATCGTATTCAACTGGCTCTGCTTAAGCTTCACCTTGTTTGGAGATGTGCTACGTGCTACCGGGGCTACCACTGTGCTAGGTTTTGGCTTAGCAGGCTCAGTCTTAGCCGTTGATTCATTTGATGTCCTTTGAAAAACCTCAGGAAATCGTTGGCGTATTGTTTTGTCCAATTCACCATAATATTCATCCGAGCCAACTGGAACTCCAGCATCCTTTAGATCTTCGTGAACACCTAAGGCATAAGCTGTCATACCCCTATTTTTGCCAAACCACGCATTGCGGGTCTGCCAATCTTCAGCCTTGTTGTCGGGCTTGGGAACAGGTTGTTGTTGCTCTTGACGCGGTTGTACTTCAAATTCCTCTTCTTGTAAAGGGGGTAACTTAAAGTTTTTAATCTGCATTAACTTGTAATTAACACTCTGCAAAGACTGCTGAGCCTCAATCATCTTGTCTGTATCGCCAGAATCATAGGCCTCGCGGTATGCGCGCTTGGCCATTTCCAACTCCATGTTGGCGGCATTCTGTACGGTAGCAATGTATTCTTTCTCACCATTGGTAAGAATAGTCTTAATACGTTTATTCTCTTGCAATAAACGCTGGGCTACGTTTATAGCCTCTTGTTGCTCACGTAATGCGGATTCTTTCTCACGGCGCTCATCGTGCCAGACCTTACGCATTTGCTTGAGTTTAGTTTTGACCTCATCGTCATACTTATCAAGCTCATCTTTTTCCAGCTCCTCAACCAGAGGCTTTGGCATGGGTTCGCGACCACGATCTTGAGCGGGGGTATCGTCCTCAATCTCAATCTCATACTCAGACTCTTGAGCCGCAGGCTTTCCTTTTGCCTCTGAAGATTCGTCTGGAAACTTAAATTCGTCTTTTTCAAATTCAGGCATTTTGTACTCCTTTATTTGCGTTTAATACCACGGGGATCATCAACAGTTCCTTCTACGGAATCATCGTTAATGATACGAAACTCTCGTCCATGAATCACCAAGCGGGTTCCCGCATGAGGACGCACAAGAACGAAATCGCCTTTTTGACAATACGCGCCGTTTGGAAAGCGTGCAGGGTCTTTGTAGCAATCCGGCCCCATATCAACAACAAACAAGACAGTTGTGAGTGTCTCCTCATTGCGCATAGTTTCATCTGCTTTAATTAAACCAATCTCACTATCTTCAAATTCTTTCTCCGCCTCTGGGATGGCACAAAGAATTCGATAGCCAGATGGTTTAGGTAGTTGTTTCCCCTTCTCTTCAGCGGTGGCTTTAAAGTCGTAGGACCCGACAACTTTCGGGTTGTTAGCGTCTGTAGCTAACAGGATGGAACTAGTCATCCATTTTCTCCATGGTTTGTTGCAGGTCTAGTGCATATCCTCGTGCAGTGAGCAGACCCTTGATCTCACCACAGAGTTTCTTGTACTCCTCAAAAGACTCCGCCCTACCTTCCGATAAGTAGTCTTTGAGTTGGGCAATCTTCTCGTCAGATTGCTTTACCAGTACTTCAATTACGTCCATCATTCTTCCTTAGTTTGTTGAGAAGCTTGATTCATGCCACGCTCTTGGCTTGCTTTGTTTTGGTGTGTATTTGACAGGTGAGTCAAAACTTCAACACTCTTATCAAGCAAGTGAGACTGCTTAGTATTTTCCATTTGAGCCATAGCTCGTGCGGCTTCAATCTTTTGACGCTGAGCTTCGATGGTCAGTTGCTCTTGTTTGAGCTGAGCATCGGTTGCGTCTTTGGCCACTTTGCGTTGCTGCTCGGCTTGCTTGATCTGCAACTCTTGTTGTTGCAACTGAACAAGCGGATCTTGAGCCTGCTGCTGAGCTTGAGCTTGAGCCGCCTGCTGCTGATTGCTTGCAAGTAAACGCTGTGAAGCCTGTGCCAACAAGGGTGCCAAACGTGCTTCCACTTCTGGATCCATGTTGATATCTTCGCCGGCCTCGTCTTTTTGAGGTGGCAAACTCATACCCAGTTGCAACTCAATCTGCTTGCGGTACTCAAAGCCTAAGTGCTCATTAATATGAGCCATCATGGCTTGCTGTAACTGCTGAGCCATAGGGTTGTTCTGCAACAAAGACATGATCTTAGGATCTTGCATGGCCGACATATGGACCATGATGTGAGCTTGGTGGTCTTGGTACATAAACGCCTTGACCGGCTTCATCATCAGTACATTCTGGTTCTCAGACACTGGATCTGTAGGCTTCTGGTCTTCTTCCATAGGAACAAGTTTTTGTGCTTCTTTAATACCCAATACTTCCAACATCTGACGATGCAAAAGTGGCATGTTGTAGATCTGTGGTGATTGCTGAGCCAGCTGCATAACCGCTTGGTACTGCACAATCTTCTGCGCCATGGTAGACGCATTAGGATCGCTGACCGGAATAACGTATACATCATCGTAATCACTGCGCTTGGCTCTACGTGAACCTTCAGTGGGTTGATATTCGTACTCTTCCGGCGTATACGCGGCAATGATATTTTTCAAGAGTTTTAATTCTTGTTTCATTGAGTAGTGAATGCGCGCCTGAACAGCACTCATCACTTTTAGCGTGCGCTCCAGAATAGCCAGCGTAGTTCCCACTGGGGCGTTAGCCGACATATCGCTAATCTGAAGATCAGCCGTATTAGCAAAGCGGCGACCCTCATCTACGATCTGACCCAGCAAAGCCATCAATGTTTGACTAGGTTCTTTGTATGGCAGAGGCAATAAGTTGTCGCGGATAGTTCCACTAGGCACATCCACATCTCTCCATTCGCCTGGGGAAATGGGTGTATCGTCTCCCTTAACGCGCAGACCGCGAGCTTTAAAGCCGCCAGGCAAGTTACTTAAAGTACCAGCATCAACAAGCTGACGAATAAGAGAAGTGCCTGACTTAGCAAAAGCCCCAATAAGGTGGATGAGGCCAAAACAGTAGAAACCAAACCCGGGAACGTAGCCGTAATGTACATAGTGTTGGCGTTTTTGATAGGTTTCATCGCTTTCCTCCCAGTTGCGGCGTACGGCCAAAACTTTGTTTGAGCCTTTTTCAACAGTTACGATGTACGGTAATTTAATACCTGTAGGCTTACCATCTTCTTCATGCTCAAAACCTGGTAGATCTAAATCTACACTCATCTCAAGAAGTTTATAGCGACTGTCAGTTGTGGCTCTAAAGCCCATCTTTTCCGCAATCTTCTTCTCTACTTCGTCTAATACATTCTCTGGATCACCCAGATCAATATCACGATAAAAGCCAGCCACCTGTAAACGGCGCAGTTCATTCTCAGTCTTACGCATTACATGGGTAACACGTTCAGCCGTCTCTAAGTTACTTGCGCCATAAGGCACAACCAAGTCTTCCGCTGGCACAAACAAAGAGATCTGACGCTCCATGTGAGGATCGTAATAGACCTTTTTAAAAGCGTTACCAGACAAACCCAAGCCCCACAGCATACGCTCATGCTCGGGACGGAACTCAGTCATTACATCGGTCAACTGATAGTTCATGTCATCCGCAACACGAACGGCAGAAGCTTTCTTCTCGGGAGTTTCCTTACCAATGATCTGAGTCTTCACGGGCCCGCCCGCTGGAAATGTACTCATCATTGTTTCGGCTTGAAACTTAACCAGAGCCTCGGACAACATGGGGTGATAAACGCCGCATGCACCTTCCCAAGGCTCTGTGCGCTCTTCGATCTTCATGCCCAGAAGCTCAAGACCATCTACATAGGTCTGCATCCAGTCTTTACGGCTGCCAATGTCATCATCAAAGTCACTGGTCAACTCACTAGCCAAAGTCTCTAGAGCACTCTCATCCAAGTACTCAGCCAAATTAGAGTCAAACTCATCGCCGCCCTCTAATTTCTCTGGGCCAATAGCAATCTCTAGCTCAGTGATTTCAATCTCGGGCTCCATCTCGATTTCTATTCCTGGAAGTTCCGCCAAGGCATCTAATCCTTGTGGTGCTTGGTACAGTGCCTTATCAATAGCCATATGTGTCCTTAATAATATGCAACTTTGCGACGGTAAACCTGTTCATCTTCTTCATCAGTGTTTAACCTCAAAAAACCGCCCTGTCTAAAACGAATTAAAGCCTGTGTGCTTGAGTCTACCAAGTCATCGTGAGCCGCATTAGGGAAAGCCGCCATCTGCTCAATCAATTCATGCGCCCACCGAGTATCCGGAGCCCATACTTTACCCGACCTAAAGAGATCCGTCACGGAGTTTATACGAACAAACTTATCATTTCCACGAACCGGCGTGTATTCTTGTACAGGCACACCCATTCTTCTCATTTCAAAGATCAAAGGAGAGCCAGCAGCCTTAGCTTCAATAATACAAGTGTCCGGCTCCCAGATGTTGTACATCTCAAAAGCTTTTTCTTTGAGTTCAGGAAACTCTAGCCTCTCTTGGTACGCTTCCAGCAAGATCACGTTCACATTTTTTGGATCTTCGTCCATGTGGAACACGCCCCAGACAGTACAAGCAGAAAAGTCACTCCGCTCAGATTTGGTAAAAGCAGTATCCCAGCTCTGAATCACGTATTCACAATTTGGCGGTCTTTCTCTCTCCCAAATCTTCCACCATTCCCTCTTAACTAACGCTCCCTCTTCGCCAGTCGGCTTCTGCTGGTACTGGGCATTCCACTTGGATACTGGTAATTCTTCCTTCAGGGCTTCTAATTCATCAATAGACCAGAATTCCGGCCATAAGGGGTTACCACTGGGCATGATTGCGGGTAATTCAATCAATTCCCACTCCTCACCCTTCTCCCTTTTCATTGCATCCTGCAATACTCGACCCGTTAAATCGGCTTCTCCCCAGCGAGTCATCACAATCACAATGGCTCCGCCTGGTTGAAGACGCTGACGAGGTCCCGAGGTGTACCACTCATACACTTTTTGGTAAATTTCCGGATTTCCAGCCGCCAAAGCAGCCTCTTGCTCACTGTGAGGATCGTCAATAATCAACAAATCGGCACCTTTACCAGTCACAGTACCTCCCACACCGATAGCGAAGTACTCTCCATTCTTATTCGTAGCCCACCGGCCAGCAGCTTTACTGTCCTGACGTAACTTAACCCCTGGAAACACACTCGCATACTGCTCAGAATCCACCAAGTTCCTGACCTTACGTCCAAAACCTACCGCCAGATCTGCCGTGTTAGAACACTGGATTACCTTTTTAGCAGGATGTAAACCCAAAAACCACGAGGGTAGCAAGTAACTAGCAAATTCCGACTTAGTATGTCTCGGCGGCATGTTAATAATCACCCGCTTCATCTCGCCTTTAGCGATAGCTTCGAATTTTTTAGCCATCAAAGCGTGGTGTCTTCCATGCACAAAGCCCGGCCACATCATCTTCACGTACTCCATGAAGCTAATCTGAGCCTCCTCCCTCTCAACTGCCGCCTGATAAACCTTTACCTCATCCACCAACATCTCATATAAAGCCGGATCCAGCTGATCCAACAACTTATTTAAATCATCTTTAGTTTTATCTGTACTTTCCATTACTCAATATCCCTAAAGTTAATGTACACAGGACGAATACTCCGCCGGCCAGCTACTCTCTTAACTACCCCCAACTTAACCAATCTATCCACAATATCCTTCGTATTCCCTATCCCAGTTTTTCCACGCACATCCGCAATTTGCCGCAAAGTCGGGGAACACCCATACTTCTTCCACCACTCATCCACAATGATAAAAACATCCTTCTGAACCGGACTCATACTCTTCTCCATACACTCTTCATAACTCATCTCCCGCCTTCTTATCATTTCTCTATTAATCATTATTTCCATATACTGCCTATTTTTTAAGCAATGGTAACGCTTACCATTGGGGTGGGTTAACCCTTAGTTTTTCAAAATATATATACCCCACCCCT